TACTCTCTTACCACCTTTGTATCTTTTATCTTCTTTAACTACTCTTCTTATTTCGTTTAGTAGATATTCTGCTTCTTGGTTAAGGATATCTTCTAATGTTTCTTCTTTACTTGCTTTTACTAAATCGTGTGTAAATAAACCTTCTATACTAAATCCTTTTGTTTCACCTGATTTAACATAATCATTCCATACTTCATCGTTATCTACTTTAAACATACCAACCCAAGTACCAACAGGTAAATTAAGACCGTAGGAGTTAGATTTATCTAATTTGGATGTCTTTATCCAACTTTCTACCAAAGTAACACCAGATACTTTCTTATCGTGTTCTAGGGTTGATTGTGCTTGGTATCCTTTCTTTAGATATCCTTGTGCAAGTTTCTCTATTGTTTCAGGTTTAAAGAATACTTCATATGGTTGTCCTTCACCATCTATTCTTAATATCTTTTTATTTGGTATAAGAACTGGTCCTACTACCAATCTTTTTTCGTTATCTATTCTTGAGAATTGTATTTTTTCTTTATCAAACCAAACAAAGTTACTTTCTATTGCTGGTTCTTCTACCAATGAAATAGCAAATACTTCATCTAAAAAATCATCATCTATGGTTAATTCAAATAGTTTCATACTAATTTAACAATTTTACTTTAATTTATACTACTATCCAAAGGATGCAGCAGAGTTAGTTCTTCTATCCAATGCTTGTGTTGAAGATACTTGTGTACTTACTACATAAGCTTGAACTGGTCTTTGTGTTGATTCTGCAATCGTTTGTGCAATCTGTGCTCCTGTATCTCCACTAATAGCACCAGCAGTTTCTATTTGTGGTATTGGTGTTGAAGGAACAGAAGTTCCACCTCCACCACCTCCACCGGCTCCTTTAAGATTTGTTCCTGGTGGTTTAGGTACTTTCTGTGATACAATCTTTTTAACATTCAATAAACCAGCAGCAATAACAACACCAGCAGCAATTGCACCAAATGGTGGTGGATATGTTGCTAGAGCAAGTGTAGCACCTTGGTATGTGTTAATCGTTGCTTGTGCGATTGCTAAAGCTTTACCAGCAACAGTATTAGCACCAACTGCTTCTGAAACTGCTCCAAGAGCAGAACTGATTACTTGTAATTTAGCTTGTTGTTCTTGTAATGTAATCTCTTTACTTACCTCAGCTGATTGAGATTCTAAATCTATTTTTTCAGTAAGTAATGCACCTGTAATTTTATTTGATTGGTCACCAGCAGTTTTAGCAGCCTTTATAGTAGATACAGTTGTTAGATTATCAAACTGTTGTTTTATCTTTAACTGGTCACCATAAAATTCTGAATCTAATGCTGATAAATCAGTATATCCAGCAGCTATAAGAATTTTTCTTTCTTCTTGATACCTCATCTCTCTTTCTTTAAGAGCACGAGTTCTTTCATCTAACAAACTTAATTCTGCTTCTAATTGTATTGCAGCCGCTTGTTCTCTAATAGCTTTTATTCTATCAGCTTCTCTTTGTGCAGCATCTATTCTTTTCTGTGATTCTTCTTCAGCTACCTTTGTTAATTCTTCTTGTCTTTTTATCTCATCATCATAAGATTCTTGTAATACTGTTGATGAGTTTCTACTTGCTTCTTCTATCTTATCATTACTAATACCCAAGAATTTAGCAAATCTATTAAATCCATTACCAACTAATTCTAATAAATCAGCAAACTTCTCAAAGATTGGTAATGCTACTTTTTCTATTACTGCAAATACAGGTCCTAATATCTTACCAAATGCTGCTGATATTCTGTTAAGAGTTTCTTGACCTTCACTTGTTTTAGTAAGAGATTCTCTCATTGCAATAAATGCACCAGCAATTGCTGTTACTACTGCAATGATTGGGTTAGCCATAAACACTTTCATTGTTCCTCTTAACCCATCAAGAGAACCACCTACTAACCCGATGATACCTGGTTGTTCTGCTAATGCTTCTGTAAATCTACGAGATGCAATCTCTACATCTTCTTGTCTATCTCGTAATTCTTTTATTTCTTTTTGTAATACTTTAAATTTCTTTGCATCTTTGACAGGGTCTAACTTACCTAACGCATCTTCTGTTTCACCAATAGCTTGATTAAGTGTATCAAATGCACCAACAGAAGTTTTTACTGCTCTGTTCATTACATCTACATCTTGTACACCTCGTGTATCTACATCAATTACTGCGTTATATGTTACTGTATTTTCTGCCATTACATTCTTCTAAACATATTTTTTACACCTTTCCAATTTCTTGGTATTTCATATTTACCTTTAGCCATATCAATTTCTTTGGAAACATTGTAAAACTTATCTTGTTTTAATAAATCTATTACTTGTGTTATCATACTACTATAACAATTTTACTATTATCTATTGGTTATCAAGTGAGTCATCAATTATAGGTCCTAATAATTGTAATTGACATTCACCTGTTTTTAAATTATATTGATTGATTGCTCGTAAATGATAGTGGTTACCTCTAAAGAAAACTATATCATTTAATTCCATATCTACATAATCTGCAAATGGTATAATTGCAGAACCTTCAATCAATCTTGTTTTAGGGTCATATAACAAACTTATATATTTACTCCAATATTTTGAATATAAAGAATCTGATGGAATACTACCTAGTGATGCTCCCTCATTAAAAAACAAAAGAGAATCAGCATCAGATGCTGGAACTTCTTGTCCACTACCTGTTGAATAGTGGTCCATATATGGATAATAATTTATAGTTTGTATAAATGTACTTGATACACCTGTTCTTGTTTCAAAAGTATAAGGTGTAGTTTGTAATTTACCATTATAGAAATAAGTTCTAGGCCTAACTTGTGCAGGGTCAAACTCTTGGTTTGCTATAAAGGTTGGTATGAACATTTTATGTATTGCCATAATAATATATTTTTAAGATTCAGGTGCTCCTCCACTAATACAAGTTCCACCACCATCAGTTGATAATACAACTCCATTAGCTCCTATAATGTAAATATCAGGTGTAAAGTCATCAACCATATACTGATAGGAACCTAATGGATTATCTCCATTTGCATCTGAATAGATAGTATCCCCTACATCGGGTGTGCTACCACTACCATTATGATAATAAGTAGATTGTCCCATAGCACATACTGCAACTGTTGTGTTTGCAAGTGATGCTATGAATGGTGTTAGTGGTGTTCCAGCAGAACCAGTTACTCCACTACCTGCTACATATCGTAGAGGAGATACTCCAAATCCACTTTTAACTTCTAATTTACCATCAGAGAAAAAGTTTTGTGTATCTCTAAAATAAGATTTACCAAACTCTCTATTATTTTCTTTGTTAAAGTTTTGAGCAAGGAAATCTACATCTAATGTATCACCAAACTCTACTTCTCTTACACCCAAGTTGTTTGCTGGTGTAACAGATATTCTTTGGTTTAAATCCATATAATTATCAAAGTTTTTAACCTTACCTTGTTTATACCAATTGTTAAATGTTTCAATGATAAAATGTCTTGGTTTAGTTTTACTTGGATAAATCTGTAAATTAAACTTCTTTTGTACTGATGTTAAGAAATCTAATAAAGTAATACCACTTGTTCCAAATGGCATATTGTTACTAATATTGATTGGTAATAATTCACCAGTTTCAAATAAAGTTTTTACTTTTAATCTACTCTCTTCATTTCCTTCAGGACCTACAATTACATTAGTTGTTCCTGTTCCAATTGAATCAAAACCTAAATTAAATTCATATTTGTAAGAACCAGAATTAAAAGTAAATTCAGTTTCTTCTGTTAAAGTTAAATCTACATCTCCACTACCATTTAAAACATTTTGTTTTATTACTTGATTCATAAATGGTAGTTCTTGTCTTTGCCATCCTGGTGCAGAACCACCAGGTGTTTTATCTTGTCTATATAAATAAAGTTTAGGATATACTGTATTACTACCTGTAATTTTCATATTAAGTGTTAATTCAACTAATGCAGCTGATGATTGAACTGCAGATTGACCAAAGTTTGGTTCATATTGAGAATTATTATTAATATTAAAAGAACCATCATAATATACATTTTCAAACAACAAAGAACCTGTTGCTGCACTTGTAATAGTTACAGGTGTTCCACTACCACTAATAGGTCCAATTTCTATTTGACCTTGTGTTTCTAAATTAACACCACTTATGATAGGATATTTTAATCCTCTATCACAAAGAACATAAGTGTTATCAAATCTTGATTCTGATAAGAATGTTGATTCGTATGTGTATTCTGTTTCATCAAAGATTGCATCAACAACTTTATCCAATCTAATAGCAGGTTTATAATCTTGTGGGTGTAATCCACCTTTCAATGATGTAGGTCCAAATGGTCCTATCTCACTATAATTTATACCTAAAATATTATTTGGTAATTGTGCTTGATAAGCGTGTTGTTTACCACTATCAGTTAAGGTATATACAATCTCACCACCTAAATTATGTCCATCTACTGATGAGGTAAATATTTGATTTCCTAAATGTGAATTACCATCATAGGCAGAACCACTCCAAGAATGTAATATATTACCTCCTGAAAAGATATGATTGTATTTATCAAGTGTATTTAATTCGTTTAATGTAAGTGATTGTAAATCTCTTTTGAATGAAGATAATAAACCATAGATAGAAACTTCATATGATTCTACATATTTGTTTTCTTTTAGGTTTACTCTTTCTAACTGCATATATCCTTGTGATACATAAAAACCATCAAAATCAAATTGTGCAATTACCTTTGTGTTTGTTTTAAATAGATAAGGTTCATCTATTGATATATCATATACATGCTGAAAGAACTCATTATTCCTTTTTGTACCAGGTATAGTAATCTGTCTAGTAAAATCACTTGGTAATTTACCTATGTCAAATAAACCTGTTACATTATTGGAAAGAAATATTGTTTCATCTTGAAATAAATCTAATTCTGTTCCTCTTGCAATAAGTTTAAATACCTTATCTCTTCCACTTGTAATAGCCATATTAGAATATTAGTTTGTATCCTTGTCCTTGTGTAAATTCAAAAGAATATTGAATTAACTTATCAACAACATGAGTTTTTATATTAAATTGAGATGTATCTAACGCTAATGGTCTTACATAATCATTTGCTTCATCATATACCCAATAAATCTCTTCACTTGACATTAGTTGTTTAAATATATCATTATAATCCTCAGATATGTAATCTGTATTTACTGATAATTTTAATGTAGAATCTGTAATATAATTTTGTATTGATGATTCATACTTTTGATATGATAATGAATTACCACTCCACGAACCGATTTGAGGTTGGTATCTGCTCCTTTGAGTTTTCATTGATTGTTTACTAACCAAATTAAAATTAAAGTAATCAAATTGACCGTATCTATTTTTCCATTTTATTCTTATGTTAGGATATTTTTTAGTACATTCTTTTGTAATTGTAATGTTATCAGTTACTCTTGCATTTATATCGTTTTGATTACTACCACTAATTAAAAATATTGTGTATGAATCTTCTGTTGTAGATAATGGAAAATCTGGCTCTGTTGGTAACCAAGGTATCGTTACAACTGAACCTGATGAGTTAGATGTTGTAGAAGGTAATACTACTGATTGGTCCTCACCTACATTTGATGAAGAATAAATTGCATAAGTTGCATCTTCATCTGCTCCTCTCCATACCGATAATCTACCATAGTTTCCATCAAAGAATGATTGTGAAGCAGGTCCATCAGTCATCAAAGGCCAGAATGTAGAATTATCTGATGGTTGTGATGCAATAGTTTCTTGGAATATCTTATATCCATCTATTGCTTGATAAGTATTTGACCTTACATGAGAACCTGTAATGAACGAACCTGTTGGATTGTTTTTATATTGTACATATGCATCAATAGCAAAATGTTTTACCGAAGAACTATCCTCTGCTCTTAAATCTGTAAATGTACTTGCTAATACTCGTGATACATCAAATATACCTCTACCATTTGGGTTAGGGTATTTTTGTAATGTATAGTTAGCAGTAGAACCACTCTCGGTTAATGAACCTGTCCAATAATACAATTCAGCAACATACTGAAATGAAGATGATGCTCTTAATGCTGCAGTGCTCTCATATTGTGTAAATACAGTAGGAGATTGTGCTAAATTGATTTGAGCAGGATTTTGTGTTATTGATAATGCCATCTAATCTTTTTAGTAATATAACAATAAAATAAGTAAGTATATTGGAAGTTATCCTTTTACGGTAAGATTCCATATCTTATCTAAATCAGCAAAAATATCATCAAGTAGTTCAGCTGATTTTGTATTCATTGCTTCATCTTTAGCTTTGATAAATTCAGGTGATTGTGCTGCTATTTGTGCAAAAGGTCTAGCTTTCATTAATGTTTTACCATTTTTCTTTGTACCAAAGTGAACATACTTTGCATAATCAGGTAATTGAAAGTTTAATCTAAATGTAATGTTACCTCTACTATCTTCGGTAACCATAGTTTGTATTCTATTTCTACCTGCAACTTCTTTAAATAATTTACCAGTCTTATATGCTTTAGAAGAACCAGTCTTGTATCCTTTATAAGGAACACCAGGATTTATAGCCTGTAAAGCCTTATCCTTATAAATCTTTGCTACATCTTTTAGTGTTTTCATTAGTGTCCTACATATCTACTTTTAGTGTTTTCATATGATGCACTTACTGCAGCTGCAGATAATGCACTTCCATATACATATGCTTCCCCAACTACAACCTCTCTATCAACACCCGAATCAGTTCTTGATATATTAACCTCTGGATTATTTAATTCAGTAGTAATTGTAGAAATAGAGGAAGATGCATACAATGCTCCATCAATATATAATAACCCTTGTGATGTGTCTTTATCCCAAGTAAACACAGTATGAATCCAAATTCCAGTTCCAGGAACTGTATAATCAGGCGTTGTGTTATTATTAGATGTACCATCGTAATAAACACCTTTTGCTGTCATATTACCTGTACCAGAATATCGTATTTCAAAGAAATCTCTATCTCCTCCTGCACTTTCATCTCCTAAATTTATTAAAGGTTCATAACTGTTTCCTTGATATCCATTAGCATATGACCAGGCTTCTAATGAAACCCCATTATCTACCCAACTAAATGGGTCTAAATAAGAAGAAGATGGTAATATAGAACCAGTATTTGAATTATAGTATGAATATATTGGGTCTGTACATTCTTGAGTATTAATTATTTTTCCATTAGAACTTGTAACGAAATATGAAAAAGATTTATCTGAATAATATCCATCTACTACTGGTGTAAATAAAAACTTATCTTGATATATAGTATTTCCTGTTCCTAATGTTGTATTTTTTTCTATGTAAAATGGTGTAGATGTTTGAGAACCACAAGCAGAAGCAGTATCAGAGCCAGTATATAATAAAACAGATTCAGAATATTCTTTACAACTACCAGTAGGGTAATATATGATTACTATACCATCACCACCACTACATCCAATTCCTCCAGGAGGGGTTGCTGGAAAGTCTCTTCCACCTCCACCTCCACCACCAGAGTATCTATCTCCATCACCAGAAAAACCACCACCACCATCTTGACCGTATCCTTGTTCAATAGATGAAACACCATCTCTAGCGGCTCCACCACCTCCACCAACTCCTTTACTTGTAGTTAACCAAGAAGGTGAAGTGTAGGGTAATGTTACAGTTGTTCCTGTTCCACCATTACCGGCTTTATTACTAACACCATTACTACCATTACTTGTAAAACCTCCACCACCACCTGCCCAAAGGCCAGAGTTAGTTCCACCAGTAAAACCTGTTGCACTATCACCACCATGAAGATATAATGGGTCAGCCACAGCACCATATCCACCTTTACCTCCGAGTGATTTTAATCTATCTGTTCCTGTATATGGTCCTCCTAATATTTCACTATAATCTCCATTTCCACCATTATAAGTTCTTAAAGGTGGACTGACATTATCTGCATCAGGTGGAGCACCACCAGCACCTACTTGTATAGAATAAGTTCCTTGAAATAATTGTCCTGTTCTATTAATAACTGCGGCTCCTCCACCACCACCTCCATTACCAAGGTTTCCTGTACCATCCCAGCCTCCGCCGCCGCCACCTCCGATGACAACTAATCTTGCTCTATTGGTAAATCCTTTTGTGACAGTAAGTTGAAATGTTTCTGTTGTATTAACATCTGCACAAGCAAATTCATGGTAAGCCCACCCTTCTGAACCTGATGTAAAAGAACCACTAACACCACCGTTAGCAGTCACTTCCATACATTCACCTGATTGCATATGTGTGGTTGGTATAAATCTCATATTAACTAAAGAATTGTCCTGTTACACCATATAGGTAATTACTATCAAATGTTACAAATGTAAGAATATCTTGTGAATTGGCTTGTGAAGGTGAATATCCTACACCTCCTAACATTCTAATTGAGTTACTATCTATTGATGCGGTTGTATTATTTAATGTTCTTACTTTTAATGATATTGTTTGACCAGGTATAATATTCGTTGCAGTAAAGTGTGTATCACTACCTGTTGGTAAAGTTACAGTAAAGAAATTACCTAATCCACAATCTATACTTGCAGTTTGTGATGCAATTGTAATTGCTTCTACATTACCATTTACTGAACCGCTAATTGTTTGGTCACCAACAAATGTATTATTTGTATCTATTCTTGCATATGAACTTGTTGCTGCAATTAAACTATTGACTTCATTTTGTAATGATGCAGTAGTTATTTCTATTTGTGTTAGTCTATTATCATTACTTGCAGTATATAAATCTAACTGATTAAAATGATTATTAGCTGATTGTGTATAAGCATTAAACTCAGCAGTTTCAACAAAATCTACTGAAAGAGATTGTGTAAATGATTCTAATGAACTTAATCTATTATTTTGTTGTGTTTGTTCTACTTCTACTGATGAGGTATATACATCAAACTCTACTTCACTTACAAAGTTTGCATCTAATGAAGAACTAAAGTTTTCTAAATCAGTTATTCTTGTATCAGCAGATTGTGTGAATGAATTGATAGAAGTTAATGAACTATCAGTAGATGAAGTAAATGAATTTATTGCGTTTAACGAACTATCTGTTGAAGATGTAAAACTATTAATACTTGCAAGAGAACTATCAACAGAACTCGTGTAAGTACCCAATACAGAGTTCCTAGCTTGTTGTGATGTTTCAAATGATTCTAAACTATCTAATCTTGAATCTACTGATGTAGAAAATGGTCCTTCTAATGAGTCTAATCTACTATCTACCGATGCAGAATATGTTGTTACATTACCAATACCATTTACAGTTGATGAACTAATCTCACCACTTACATCTAAATTACCTGTATTAGTTTGTGTTCCTGTTACACCTAATGAACCACTAATTGTAGTTTGACCTACAATAGTTTGTGTATCAGTTATTTCATCACCAATAACATTACTACCACTTGAGAATATTACAGATGCAGATTCTTCGGTTACATGAAGTAATCTTGTATTAACTGTATCAAAGTTTGCAATATTAGCTGATATATCTCCATCAACTGTTACATTACCTTTTATATCAATAGAACCCGAATGTATGAATGAACCACTTACATCTAAATTACCATTTAAATCTGTGTTACCATTTACTGTTAAATTATTTTGAACTAATAATTTATTATCAATAGTTACATCATTACTTGTTGCATTAATCTTTACACCAATGTTATTACCTACACCATCTTGTAAATTTATATCACCACTTTGTGATGGTAAAGATTGTGTAGAGTTAGCTAGGTTTATAATCCCATAAAAGGATTGACTAATAAATAAATCTTTTAAATTACTCATATCTTTATGTATATTGCCACTTTCTTAGTGCATCATCTATTTTATTGTTATCCCATCGTTCAGGTGTTGTATCCCAAACTTTAGGTGTTGTCCATAATTCACATAGAGCACAATCACCAAAATCTTCATATGGTATTGCTAATACTGGCAATCCATAAAAATCATAATCATCTCTACCAGTAACTTCCTCTAATATTTCAAAACACCTGATATTATCATAACTCGTAAGATAAGTTTCAGGTTTACTATCAGGTGTATAGTTAGTAGCAAATACTTGTCCTATACTACCTGTTGTGTTCAATACTGCATTATACAACTCATCAGTTTCACAATCCTTTACTTTAAAGTATTGCCCCTTAGGGGCTATCAAAAAAAAAAGGCAACGATTTTTATCATTGTGAACAGTCAAGGTAAATTCTGATGACCATCCCACCAGACCGTTGTTAAACCGGTCTGCAAAAGGGGTACAGTTTATATCAGAGTTTATTTCCATTCCATAATTACTCTTTTGAGTATATGCAGTTAAATCGTTTAATATACTTAATGTGTTAGCATGTATATCAACCACATCATCAGTCCCATCAAAAGGAACAATCTGTTTATTTGTTCTTTCATCTGACATTTTGTCATCTCTCATCACCTTTGATTTATCAGCAACTATTAACTGAACTTGATACTCTGTTATAGTAGGTCCAAAGTTAGCATTTGTAATTAACACATTACCAATTGGGTATTGTGGAAATTCAGTTGCATCAAAATTGTATATATCACCTTGAGTTACCTTTGCAATACTTGGATGATTCTTCATTATTGTTTTGAAGTAATTCAAAGTATTGTAATATAAAGAAAAGTTTTCTGCACTATTCTTTACAATCTGGCTTCTTGCTGGTGTTTGTGATGGTGTGCTCATATCTTATAATTGTATTCCTCCAAAGTATTGATTTGCTTGGTCAGGGTAAATCATTGTTGAATCACCTGTACTTTCGTTGTATTCAGGTACATTCGTATTGTTTGCAATCAACCAATCTTGTAATCTCGTAGAATAATAATCTGCGTTATTCAATGCTTTGTTTAAGAGGTAATCTACTTCTGTTTTACTTGGAGCAATACCAGTTTCACTCTGTTGTTTCACTGCTCCATTTGATTTAAATTGTACTGAACTAAATGGAATATATTCTACACATCCATACCAAATCAAAGTAGGTTTCACATAATCTTCTACAAGTGTTTGATAATAACCTGTAAAAGCTGTTTGTGATTCTACATCATCTTGTAATTTATTGTAAAGAACTGTTCCTAATAAATTCAGTATGTATTTTTCTTGTGCTGTTCTAATAAATGGTAGAAGAGCATCTGCATCAATTGCACCTCCAAGAGGTGTGTTCTTGATAATATCGTTTCGTGTAATTAATAATCCAAATGCCATAATATTTTATTCATCTTTGTAGTATGATTCAAAACCAAAATCAGTTGGTCTTAGAGGTTCATACTCTTCGTTAAATTCTTGTTCGTTTTCTACTTCTTCTCCTTCTCCACCTTGTAAGTTATCATCTATTGAATCTTGTACATCTTCTATACTCTCATCAGTTTCTTCTGCTGTTGTAGAAAGGATTACAAGAGGTGTAAGTTGTTCAAAATATAATTCTGATATATCGATACCACCAACTCTAAATGCGTTGTATATAGAGTTTATAATTAAGTTTTGGAAAGGGAATATAGTCATTGTTTGCATAATAGAATATGCAGTTTTCATTTCTTCCGATTGAGATGAGAACCCATTATTTGCAGTTCTAATACCAAATAAAAGTGGTGATACTATTCTGTGAGCTACAAGGATTCTATCTTGAGCATATTCAGCAACATACTGATATTTCTCGTGTAAGTTCTCCATCGGTAAAGTATCAATGGTAGGTTTGTTTATTGCATCATCATTAAATGATACCATAAATCTACCAGCGTTTCTTGTACCTGTAAATTTAGCTTCTAATAAACTTTCTATTGTTTGTCTTTCTTCAGGTGCAGGAACTCCATTGTTAAAGTTTACCATTGCAACTGGTAAGAAACCATTCTCTATATTGTTAAGGTGTAAGTTAGATAATTCTGCTTCTGAAAATGAGAATTGTAAAGCTGATATCCAATCAGGTAAAGAATAGTAATATCTGTTAGGTTCGTATTCTTTTACATATAGTATTTCTATCTCTTCATTAGATGAACCGAATGTAGGTATAAACTCTTTATCTTTTTGTTTTCTTGTATCACTCCAATCAACACAATAGTAATAACCTTCTACTTTCTTCATACCATAAATCTTTTTAGCACGAAGGTTTTGTACTGGTGTGTGATATAATTTTTCTATCTTTGTGTGTGATTCATTCCATATTACTTGGAATGCAGCATTACCATATAATTTTAAATCAAAACTAACTTTTCTTAAATCTTCTGGTGGTACAATCTTATCTAGTGTTTGTTGTTTATCTTCTTCTTTTGTAAATAATCCTTTACCATATACTAAATCTGCAACACCATCTACACACGCTGCATTAGTTGTTGAAGTGTTATATGCTTCTGTTAATAAACCAAAATAATCATCTTGGTCTAATATCCCAACAGGAACCCATTGATATCTTGTTTTAATATCTTCTAATACAATAGGTACATCTTGTCTTGAGAAGTTTATTACATTAAATTTACCTTGTTCTTTCATAATACTATTTAAATTACAATATATTCGTTGTCCGTTACATTAGATACAAACTTTTCATTTTGTGTTGTATAATTTGGTTTATCTATTGATTGAGAACCAAACACTTGCATAGAACCGTAATATATCGAACCACTATTACTACCACTAATCTCTACTTTAAACTCTTGACCTGTTTCTACACTACCTTCTAATGATTGTGAGAATGTAAAAATATTCTCATAAGGATTAAATGAATAAGAACCACTTAATGCATAAGAAGATGTTTGATAGGTTAACATATCTTCTAACTTTAATGTAAATACATCGTTAGAACCTGTATTACGAGTTCTAACAACGAATTCATTACTTTGTGAGATGTAGTATGATAGCATAATTATCTAATCTTTACAATATAACAACTAAGCTTTAACTTATCATCATTGAGGAATAGGCATAAAAAAACCCCACATTAAGTGAGGTTTTCTTATTTTGTGCTCTGTAAGGCTTCTACTAATTATCTCTTATGAGTAGACAATTGTAGGTTGACCACTTAGGTTAGCAAATGGGTCAGTTGTTGTTGAACCAGATAAGAACGCCGCTGGTAACTTTTCTTCAGCCATCATAGTGATTGAGTAACCATAAAGGTCTCCCAATGCTCCACCTGTTTGAATAGTTCCTGCAGTTAAATCTGCTCCATGTTCTTCTCCAACTAATAATGCATCTCCTGAGTTTGTCCAAACGATTATTTGAGGTCTACCATAAGCTAATAACTTTAACTGAGTAGTCATTTCATTTGTCAACTTCTTTAAATTTAAAGTAGTTTCTTGAGAGAAGAATGTTGTTCCATTCTCTCTTGATGAATTAACTGTTTCAGTATAAGCAGAGGTTCCTTTGAGCTCGTAATAATATACAGTAGTTCCAGTCAAGTCTGTAACTTCACCACTACCATTTTTTGTAAATGAACCAGATTCAAAGTTTATAAAGTATACACCTTGTAAACCTCCTACTGAATCTTTACATACTTCTTGCCTTCCGGCTGTTAGATTACAACTCATAGTTTCTCCTTTTAGTTATTAGTTAATTATTAGTATGCCCCATAATAAACGATATCTTGTCCAATACCGAATTGAGTTCCAGCAGTATATCTCATAATGATTCTATAATTTTGTGAACCATCTAGATTTGCCATATCAAGTACTCTTACTTCGTTGTGGTCTGATAAAAGTCCAGTACCGAAGAATAAGTTTGATTTTTGTGCTGCTACAATCTTGTCATCACTCATACCAGGACATAGAACGATTTCTATACCTTGGAAGTTTGATGGCTTCTCACCAACATTTAATTGGTTGTTGTAAGAATTATTTGATAATGTTGAATTACCAGATAATGCTGATTGGTAAGCTCTTGCTACTTTAGGTCCAACATAGATTACTAAATCTTCTTTACCATATACAGCAGAAGGGATAGTATTATATACTTCTGATAGTTTCTCTAATACATTTGATGATGTAATAGAACCTGAACTAATTTGTCCACTTGAGCTTAATGCTGGTAATACATCTGTTGCACCACCTACTGCTACTGAAGCAGAAAATGCAGTTTCAAATCCACCGAACTCACCATTTGTAGTAGATACACCACTCCAAATATCTTGTTCTGTTTTTTCAGCAACTTTTCCACCTACATATGATACTAAGAAATCATTAAAGTTTCTTGGGATTTCATCAAATGCAGAGTATCCAAGTTGTAAAGCATTCCATGAATCTACGAATTCTGATTTACATAGTTCAAGGTTTACTTGTAGTTCTTTTGGCTCAAGAATTCTTTCAGAAATAGTTACAGTACCACCTTCAGTAAAATCACATGATGCATCAGCAACGATAGATGCAACATCTACCTTTTGAATCACTTCTTTAAACTTTACATTAGGTTTGATAGTAACTAACTGATTGTCAAGAGTTCTGGCCGATAACAAAGCTGCTGCGATGTAATCTGCAGCTGCCTCTCCAGCGTAAGTACTATTACTAATAGTAGGCTGGTTTAGGTTTTGTTGTTTTCTCATTTTGTTTTTTCTCTTTTAAGTTAAAATTATCTATACATTTTTGAAAGTACTGAATTTCTATAATTCCCTACTTTAAAATTGTTTTTCTTTTTTGAAAAGAATGCTCCTTTTTCAGTAGGTGCTCCATCTAATCTTTTAGATTCTAGCTCCTCTTCTTTTTTCTCATCCTCTTCGAGTTCTTCTTCTTCTTTTTTGATTTCTTCGAAATACTTTACAAGTTCTTCGATTCTTTCTTTCATCTCTTCAATCTTCTCCTCGTGTTCCTCTAATTTAGTAGTTAAGTTTACAATCTCTGCATCCTTATCAACCACCTCCTCATCAACTGGAACGCCTGGTTCTTCTTCAAGAGTTACTTGTTCAGAAGGTTCAGTCACCTCACCTGTTTCAGGTAATGATTCTACTTCTTCTGTTGATACATCAGCTAATTCTTCTGGTTTCTTCTCCTCTTCAGCTTCTATCTCAACATTTTCTCTTTCCTTGATGATACCACCTTCAGTAAAGATTTTAATTCTGTTGATATTTCCACTTTCATCTTTTAATTCTAATAGGTGTTCTCCATCAGGAGCTGGGGATTTAGTACCATCTTCCGATATTACTTCAACCGATTCACCTACATCAAAAGTAGGAGATTCAACTAGAGTTCCATCAGCTAATCTTGCTACGGTAAGTTTTTCCTCTTTATTATCTTTTTCTAAAGATAACATAGTCATAATCTTACCTAATACTGTGTTTGAATTCATAGTTTTCTCTCTTTTTTTTAGGTTATATTAATTAATATACATATATAACAATCTTT